CCAGAGCTTGAGGCCGAGCACCTTCAGAGCCGTGGTCAGCGAACCGCTGATCTTGTCGGCGGTGTAGAACAGGACGTGCGTGTTGGTCGGCGTCCATCCGCCGTTCGCCGTGACCGTGATGGTCCCTGCGTCGGTGTCCACCGACGTGACGGTGATGCTGCCGGTGTCGAGCGAGGCGCTGTTGTTGGCCACCGCGCTGACGCCGACGTCGCCCACCTGCCACTTGATGGTGTCGGTGCGCTGCCCGAGCGTCAGGACGTACGGACCACCGCCGCTGTTGCTGCCGATGGTTCCGCGGACGCCGTAGCCGTCGCCGAACATGTCGTACTCGAGGTCTTCCGACACCTTCCGCATGCAGCCTTCGCCGGCGTCGCCGAGCAGTTCCACGATCGCGCCATCGTCGCTGTCCGAGACGTCGATTTCCGTGTTGTCGACGTTCTCCACCGCGTACGACTTGCCCCACGGCGTGATGAACTTCTTGCGCGACTCGCTCGACTGGTTCGTGATCGCGCTCGAGATGTCGGCGCCGTGGCCGGCGGTGCGGCCGATCTTGATCGCCTGGATGATCTGCTGGCCGTAGCCTTCGACCTTGTTCACCAGGCCGAAGAACACGTTGTCGCGGTACGCGGCGTCCTCGTACGCTGCCGAATACCAGTCCTTCAGGCCGGCGGCGGCGTTGTCGCTGATATTCAGGATGGACAGCGCCAGCGGGACGATGCGCGTCCATCCCCTGAGGCGCGCGAGCGCGACGAGCGCGACGGCGACCAGGACCAGCGGGGCGGCATAATGGGCCAGGGCGGCGAGAATCGTGTGGGCGATGGACATGGTCTTTTCCTCAGGGTCAGGGTTGACGGGCGGCGAGACGGGTGCGCTTCAAGATCTCGGCCTTCTTCGAGGCGAGGTCCTTGGTAGCGGGAGGCGGTTCGGTGGTCGCGCGCGCCGCGACGGACGGCTGCGACACGGCCGGGATGGTCTTGCGCGCGGGCGGCGGATCGGCGGCCCTCGGCGCCGGGGCGATGTCGGGGGCACCGTAGCGCGCGGCGCGCGCGGCGAAATCCTTCTCGATGCGGTCGAGGCAGTCTTGAACGAGCGTGGTGGCCTCTTCCTGGGTCGGCAGCCACTTCTCGCCCTTGGTCTTGCGCAGCTCGGCCACGGCCTTGCGGCCGGCTTCGAGGGCAAGCGCGACGCCCTCGGAAAGGTTCTCATCGGAGCGGCTCAGACGCGGCCATCGGCCCTTCTCGGCATCGATGACCTCTTTTACGCCCGCGCGGCCCGCCTGCTCGGCGGCCTCGGCCTGCGTCTTGGCGGCGCGCTCCTGGTCGGCCTTCTCGCGGTCGTCCAGGCGCTTCTGGAGCTCGGCGATCTTGCGATCGTGGTCGGTCAGCTCCTTGTGCGCCGGGTTGTCAGCGCGCCGGAGGTAGGCCGCCGAAAGCTTCTCGATGTCGACGTCGGGAAACTCGTCAAAGAACGTCCCCGGGTCGGCCTTCATGCGCTCGACCAGGGCCGCGTACTTGTCCTCGGCCGCGACCGGCGCGGCCTCGGTCTTCGGCGGGGCGGTGAGCTTCGCGGACAGCTCGGCGATCTGCGCCTTCAGCGCGGCGATCTCGCTCGTCGCGTCGTCCGGCGCGGAAGTGGTCGGCGCGGCGTCATCGGTCGCAGGGGCCGGAGTCGAACCGGCCGGCGCGGGGTTATGGGCCCCGCTCGAGCCCGGCTCTCCCTGCTCTGTGCGGCTCGGATCACCGGCGCGCGCACGCGCCAGAATCTCGGCCTTGCGCGACTCCAGCGACGCCGGGGGCGCCTCGGTGCCCGTTTCCGTCCCTTCCTGTCCTTCGCTCGCTTCCGTGGCCATTCACACGGGCGCGCGCGGCACCGAAACTGACCGCGAGGTTGGCGGCAAGGTGGGCTGCGACTGCGGCGGCCAGATCGCCGGTCAGCAGCATGATGCCGCCCAGCGCCAGGCCGCATAGAAACGCGAACGCGCCCCATGCCAGATGCCGTGAGCGCGGGCCCACGTGGCAGAGCGCAAATGCCGCGCTGGAGACGATCAGGCCGTCCGCTGGCAGCAGCAGACCACGAAACACTATCTCCTCGCCCACGGCGGCCGCCAGCGCCAGCACCAGCGGTATGCGCAGGCCGTAGGCCTCATTTCGCAGGGCGCGCGCCCACGCGAACCTGACGACGGCCAGCCGCACGGCACCGGCCATCGCCAGCCCGACGGCGACACCTAGGGCCGCGTGGCCGATCACGACGGGATGGCGTCGACCAGATCGCGCAGGAAGGCGCGCAGTTCGTCCGGGTCCCACACGAGCGCTTCGGCTCGCGCGCGCAGGCTTTCGATCTTGGCGCTCCTGTCATCGGCGGCGGGCGCTTCGGCGGCGGTCGATTCGGTCTTGGGTCGGGCCATGACGTCTCCTGGTCAGGCCGCCATCGGCGGCGCGGTGCTTGGGGTTGCTTGGACGGGGGGCGCGGCTGGCGCGCCGGCAGGGGAAGCGGTCGGTGACGGCGGCGCCAGGAACTGCTGGCCGCTTTCGATCTGCGTCGACACGGCCGCCATGAACGCCACGAGCTGGCGCAAGACCTTGCGGTCCGTCTTAAGGCGCTTCTCAAGCGCCCAGCGGTCGCGGGCGGTCGCCAGGGCGCGCGGGAGATCGTTGTACGGCTCGGGCGGGCAGAACTTCCCCGTCTTGACGATCTCGTTCAGCGTCGTCTCGATCAGGTCGTCTTCGGCCGTCGCCAGCATGGCGTACGCCTTGAGGTCGGGCATCTGCTGGAGCTTGAAGCGGATGCGCTTGTCGATGACGCCGTCGGCGTACCACTCGGCGATCTGCTGCTGCCGGCCGGCGGGGTCGTTCGGGAGCGACGAGACCGGGAACACCGACACCTTGCGCTGGTCCTTCGCCAGCTTCAGGTCGCCCCACGAGATGCGCCCACCGCGCACGCCCGGCACGTTGACGCTGAGGTTGATGTCTTCGGCGGCCTCGACGGCGAGCTCGGCCACGTCCTTCACCAGCTGCTCGAGCGCGATCTGAAGCGCCTGGTTCCTGGCGTCCTCGATCTGAACCATCGTACGCAGCGCGGCGCCCGAAGTGATCCCGGGCTGCTTCAGGCCGGCGGTCTGCTGTTGGGACAGGCCCACGCGCTGAAACGCGCGATTGATCCAGCGCTCGAGCTCCTGGTAGGCGTCGGGCGCGTTTGACGTGACCGTGATGGGCTCGACTTGCCCGCCGCCGACCTTGCGGATGATGCGCCCCGGACGCCCGCCCAGAGCCTCGGCCTTGATCTGGGTGTTCTGGTCAACGACCCAGCCGGAGAAAGCCATCCGGTCGCCGTTGGCGTCGATGCGCTCCTCCCATTTGTTGATCTTGATCTGGTACGGCAGCATCGCGTGGGCCGCGCTCCCGCCGCGCCAGCCAAGGCTTCGGCGCGTCCAGAGGAAGCGCGCGAAGGGGAAGTGATCGCGGGTCCATTCGTCGTCATCGAGCAGGTAGTTCGGGAGCGCCAGGCATCGCCGGCCGGGCTTGCCGTCCGCGCCGGGGCGCTTCCAGCCTTCGAGCAGAGCGATCTGTTGGATGGGCGCCGCTGAGCCCCAGAAGGCCGCTCCGAAAGCCGACGGCGCCGAGCGAACGGCCGCCGCGATCTTGTCGCGCTCTTTCGATGGCGCGATGTCCGCGTACGCCATGGCGTCGTCGCGCATCATGTAACGCCGCTGGATCAGTGATCCGGGCGCGCCGGTCAGCGTCTCGGACTCGTCGTACAGAATCTCGTCGTCCAGCGTGCGGCCGATCTCGAGGCACTTCCGGTCGAACGACGGCTGCACCTTGATCCACCCCGTTCCCCACGTACCGCCGTCGCGGAAGGTCAGGCCCGTGGTGTCGTAGAGGCGGCACTCGTCGAACAGCGCATCAACGAAGTGCTCGGCCTGCTCGCACGCCAGACGCGTATCGATGTCGCCGCCCTTCGGCAGCACCTGCACGAACGGGCGCAGGGTGCCGATCCTGTTCTCGAAGACCTCCAGGGCGCTCGCCACGACGTTGATGGCCGGCTCCTGGTAGTTGCCCAGTCCGAGCCCCGTGACCGCGTTCGCGGGCCGCGAGGACATCCAGTACGAGAACAGCGCCGGCGCCTCGTCACCGGTCACGAGCCGGTAGAGCAGCGCCTGGCGGTACCGCCGCTGCCGGTTGATCATCTCGAGCGCGCCGGCCTGCCCGTACATCGCACGCGCGCAGTCCTCGTCTTGCTTCGTCGGATCGAACCAGGCCGCGGCGGGAAGATTCGGGTTCTGCGGCGTCATGCGGTCCGCTCCAGAAGGCAAGACCGCGTGGCCACCTGTTCGGCGCCGGGCCCGGCCAACAACCGGCACGCTCGGCATGTCGCCGTCTCGCCCGGCTTCAAAACCCAGTCCGCGCCTGGCGGGTTAGTGCTCCCGTCGTCATGAACCAGGACCACGAGTCCGCAGTGCATGACGACGACCGCATATTCAGGTCCGGTGGACTTCTCGATGTGCGTCATGGCCCGCGATCCACCAGCACCTCAAGACCCCAACCCCTGCTCCGCAGCCGGCCGGCGTAGCGCTCTCGGAATCCGTCAACGGCGCAGCCGCACACCCGCGTGGGGTCGTATAGCGCGCCGCGCCCACGGCACGCCCCGCACATCGGATCAGCGCACGAGGCCAGCATTTGGTTCGTGGCGATCTTCCACTTCGACTTCCGGGACCGACGAATCCGGGCCTGCTTGCCCATCAGTTCGCCTCGACCTCGGACTCTTCGCCGAGGGGGAACGGTTCATCGCTCAGCGCCGCGCGTAGTGGGTCCTTCGGCGGCTCCGGCGGTCGCATGTCGCGCCGGGTCTCCGGGTCAAGCGCGTCCTCGACATCGACGCCGGGTTGCGCGCCGGCGGCGAAGAACTCCACCTCGGTCCGCCCGTCTTCGTTCACGTAGCGGCGGACTCCGGCGTCTTTCAGGGTCGCGAGAAGCGCTTTCAGGCCGATTCGGGGCATTCACCCGAGGGGCGACCGGCACCGAAACCGTCAGTGCCAGCCGACGGCGACCGAGAGCGCGTCGGGGCGCCCCTCGCCATCACCCATGACCTCGGCCATGTCCTCGGCGGCGATGGCGGCCAGCTCGCGCTCGGCCTGGGTGCGCTTGTCGGGCGCCTCATAGGCGTCGAAGTAGGGGCCCAGGGAGTAGCGCCAGGCCTCCGAGGGGTCGGGGTGCCACGCGCTGGCCCACGACCATGCACCAGGCCTCCTGGCCTGCGCGTCCGTGTCGCGCTTGGCCTTCTGTAGGTCCTGCTCGAGCGCTGACCCGATCATCACCTCCAGCATCCCGCGCTGCAGGAAGTCCTTGGAACGCTTGATCTGGCCAGGCGCGTCCTGCTTGTTCGGCGCCTTGATGGCGGTGATGCCGTGGTCCATGGCGAACGTGTCGATCTCGTTCTGGACGCCGTCCATGAACCACCAGCCCGGGCCATAGTGGCGCTGGACGATGCGCATGACCGGCACGGCCTGGCCGAGAGTCAGCGCCGTGTTGCGCGGCGTCGCGAACTCGAACAGGTGCTGGCCCTTCGGCACGGTGCGGCCCCACCCGTTGACCTCGATCGAGAACCGGTCGCCACGCCCCTGGTCGATGGCGCACGAGATGTACTCGATCCCTGGTCGGGGGACAGCCGCCATGATGCCGAAGCGGCAGTCGGAGCCCGGTGGCTGCGCGGTCCGCGAGTACAGGCGCACGAGGTCGTCGCGGTCCGGGTAGCGCTTCAGGATGGCGGCGACGATCTCGACCAGCGCCGCCTCGAACCACGCCGGCTCTTGCGGGTTGTACCCGTTGCGGGCGAGCTCGTAGCCGTAGGCGGTCGCGCCCTTCACCCACGCGCGCCGCATGAACCAGTCGCGTTGAATCTGCGGGTCGTTTTCGTCCAGGCCGTGCTCGGCCATGTACACGCGCAGCTGCGCCATTGCCTCGGGCGTGTGGACGTTGTCGGCGCGTCCCCACTCGTGGTGACTGAACCCCTTGGACTTCTGGAGCTCGGGCGCCTCGGCCAGCGGCCTCTCGGCGGCGAGCTCGTAGAAGTAGCCGGCCGGCACGTCAGGCAGCACGCCCGAGACGATCACGCGCGTTGTCGGCGTACACATCGGCGGCAGCAGTGCCTGGAGGATGTAGCGCAGCACCGCATCGGGCTGGTCCTGGCTCTCGTCGATGATGAACACCGAGTTGTCGAGCCGGTTGCCCAGGAACTTCTTTACGTTCGACAGGTCGTCCGTGCCGCCGAAGACGACGCGCGCGCCGTTCGGGAACGTCGATAGCATCGACGTCTCATTGTCCGTTCGCTCGATAGCGTAGCTGTCCAGAAGCCGCTTCCAGATCACCCACACCGCGAGCTTGACCGCGGTTCCCTTGAGCCCCAGGAAGATGCCCAGGCTGTTGCCGTTCGCCTGCGCGTTGTCCAGCAGGATGCCGAGGTCCGCCCACGTCTTGCCCGACTGCCGGGCGCACATCAGGTGGATCCAGTTCGAGCGGTCCACCATGGCAGCCAGTTGGTGCCGGTGCTCTCCGGCGAAAGACTCGATCGACCATGCCGCCGGTTGTTGATCTGGCGGCAGCAGATCGATTAGTTCATCGATCGCCGAGTCGATGTCGAACAGCTCGATGGCCGTCATGCGTCAAGGGCTTTGCCGACCTGTCTCTAGCGCCCTACGTCTCCTCGCTTCCTGAAGCATTTCAAGCAGTTTCTCCTCTGCTGCTCGCGCTATCGCGTCGTCGTCGCGCGCCTTCACGGGGCCGCGCACCTGATCGAGCCAGAGCTTCGCCGCGATGTCGTCGCCCTCGATGCCGCGCACGAACAGCGCGTGGAGCATCTCCATCACGCGCGGCACTTCGGAGCGCTCGATCGCCTCCACGAGCTCGCGGCGTTCCTTGGATAGCCCTGACGGGTTCGGACTGCGGCCACCCTTTGGCGGCACGACCAGCACGCCGCCGTGAGGCTGCGGGACCCGATGCGCTTCCGATGGTGCAGCGGACACGTAATCGCTCGTACGGCACCAAAACCAGCCCCGAAACGTACCTGTGGCCGTCTCTGATTACCAGAGTCACTCCCTGATCAGTTTTCCCGGCAGTCGGCTATCAGAGCGATTGCAGCAACGGGGCACAGTCTCTGCTCGGCCACCTAGCGGTCGCCGCTCCCCGTGTCACAGCTCGTCGGCTGGGTACGCTCGTCAACCCGTCGGTGCATTTCCATGTTTCGCGGCGCGCAGCTTCTCCTCGAGCGCCTTCTGCTTCTCCCACTCGCCTTCCGGGTCCAGACGACGAAGCTCGCTGAACAAGCAGCGCACGCAGTAGATGTGCAGCGCCCCTACTGGCTTGCCGCAAATGGCGCACGGGATCACGGCTTCGCCCGCCTCGTCTTCCAGCCCTTGCGCGCGGCGCGGCTGCGCTTCTCGAAGGCGGCGACCGTCACTGCTGCGTACAAGTGCGCCATGTGCTCCTTCGTGGCGAGCCAGAAGTTCTTAGGAATCACGGCTTCGCTTCCTGCTCCGCGCGTCGGCGCCGCCGCACACGCAATCCGAAGCTGATCAGCCTGATGAAGCAGTACGCCAGCCCGCCGATGATGAACGCCGTCCAGTTCATCGCTTCGCCCTTGTGGCAATGAGAGTGACCGTCATCGCCCAGCACCCGGCGATGTTCACGACCACGATCCAGTACGTGAGCGTCACTTGACGGCCACCAGCGCCAGGGCCGCGCGTATGTAGCGCTCCGCACCCTCTGGGCTAAACCAGGCGTCAGGCTCTGCCGCGCGCTCCAGGATACCCAGAGCCTTCCTCAGGAGCGCGATCGCCGTCGGCATGTCCTCGGGCGGCATCCTGTACTCGACGTCACTCCTGGTCATCCGGATCCTTCCAGCGCCTCACACGGGCGCGCAGCTCGTCAACCGTCCGATTGGACGTGTGAACCTTCACCGCGATCACGGCCCGCGGCACGCCGGCAGCCAGTAGCCGCACGATCCGCCGCTGCTTCCAGACCGGCACGGTCGGCCGGCCGCCGCGCGGACCGGGACGCTTCTGGGACAGCGGCAGCCGGTACACCGCGGCGCCGAGTTTGTCGTGCTCGCTGCTGACTGGCGTCCCGCCGGACATCTCGACGAGACGGCAGCCGCCGCGGCCGGCGAAGTCGGTGCGCAGGTTGCCGTCGGCGTCCTCAATGTTTTCGGGCACGCGGCGATACCAGCGGGCGAGCAAGGTTGGGTCCGGCGCGCTCACCGGGCTTCCCGAATCGTTCCGTTTACGTACTCAACCATCCGGAACCTCTATCGTTGATGTCCTAGGTCATTGCCATTGTCAAGTATCGTATGCCGGATCACGTCCCATCCCCCGTCCCTGTCGGTGTCCCCGGGGTGGTGCTTATCGTGTCGTACGAGCCGCCGCCGTGCGAAGGACTCGGGCATGTCTCGCACATCGGTCCATTCTCCCCCGTCCCCGCATCCCCTGCCGAATCCGGGGCAACATGTACTTCGTCGGTCTCGCCGCCCCCACACACCTCGCAGCGCTTCTTGCCGTCGCTCACATAGGCGTGCGGGTCCAGCGCGGCGAGGTCACGGCCCATCTGCCCGTCGCCGATCATGATTGCGAGGTGGCGAGCCTGCGACCCTTCGGGGAATGTCCTCAGCCACCGCACCACGTCCTCCCGTCTCACCATCTCCCCAGCAGGGGCTGCGCGGAGAGCGGCGAGGGCGCGGGATATATCCCTTACGACGTCCAGCTTCTTCGCATCGCCTTCGAGGTCCAGTTTCGCTTTTGCCAGCGCCCGCACCGCCACCTCCAGGTGTCCGGTTGGGGGTTCGGCCGGGGCGGGACCACGCAAGGCCAACAACTCATTGGCCACAGCGAAGCGCTCGTCAGACCGGTTACTTAGTACCCTGCGCTTGTGCCCATAGTCCTCCTTGAGCATCATGTCGTATAGACGCTCAGCCGAGTCTCTGAAATTGACCGCCGCCTGTTCCAATGCCTCCCGTCGTCCCTCCTCTCGCTCTCCCGTCCCCCGGGATGCGCGGTCGGCTTCGATGATTTTCGTCAGCGCGACAACCTGCGCCTCGAAGTCGTCGGCATCGATGTACCGGCCGTTCTGATCGGCGATGTACGACCACGCGACTTGC